TACGACAGCATCTACGAGGAGAGAGGCGTGCTGGTCGTGTAGGAGGGCAGATATGGCTATATTCAGCGGCCTCCGGAATCTTTTCCGGCCACAAATCACATATGTGTATGGCGGGGATTATGGCGTAAGTATCGCCAACATGGATGCGGCCGAGCTGTATCGGACACAGCCTAATCTCCGCGCAGTAGTAAGTTTTTTAGCAGATAACGCAGCGCAGATCCCGATCAAGGTATACGAGAGGGCGAGCGACACAGACAGGCCGAGGGTGCACGACAGCCCCGCGGCTCTTTTGTTGCAGAACCCGAATCAGGACATGACGGCCTACGAGTTTAAGCGCTGGATGTACACGGATCTGCTCCTGTATGAGCGCTTCCTGACGCTGATCGTCCCCAGCAAGGAGACAGAGAGCGGCTGGGAGCTGAGGCCGATACCCGCGGCATGGATCCAGAGTTACAAGGGCGCTTCGCCCTTCGCTCCGGAGTACATCGTGGTCGGAACGAACCAGGGGACAGCTCCGATCGAGATCCCGGCGAACAAGTTCATTTTGTTCCACGGCTATGATCCGACAGATCCGATGAGGCAGTACAGCAGGATCTCAGCGCTGAAGGAGACGCTGCACGAGCAGGTGGAGTCGAATAAGTTCCGCCGGCAGATGTGGCACCGCGGCGGAAGGTTTAATGCGTATTTGACAAGGCCGAAGGACGTCGCACCGTGGTCGGAGACAGCATTTAACAGATTCAAGGAGACCTGGAAAGCATCCTGGGCCGGATCCGAGGCAGGAGAGGGAGGCGGAATGCCAATCCTCGAAGATGGCATGGAGATCAAGACGGTCCAGTTTAACAGCCGCGACGCCCAGTGGGCCGAGGCGGTGAAGCTGTCTCGAGAAGATTGTGCGGCAGTCTATCATGTCAATCCGGGGATGATCTGGCCGGGCAGCGGCCAGACATACGCAAGCGCAAGGGATAATGCGAGGGCACTGTATAACGACTGCCTAGCGCCTACGCTGATGCAGGCGACGGACCGTCTGAACATGGTACTGCTACCAAGAGTCGGCGAGCCAAAAAACCACTATATCGCATATGACATCACGATCAAGACCGAGGGAACTTATGAAGAGAAGATCGCGACACTGTCCAGCGCGGTCGGAGCGCCCTTCTTGTCAAGGAATGAGGCGAGAGCACGGCTGGATCTTCCGGCGATCGAGGGCGGAGACGACCTGATCACTCCACTGAACGTGCTGACAGGCGGGCTTGCATCACCGAGAGACACGGATCCGACAGAGGAGAGATACAATTCAGCGCCGCAGAAGATCTTGAAAAAATCAGAGGCGCGCAAGTCCCGTGGAAAGCCCACGGACGAGGAAGCAGACCGGATCTCGAAGGTGTACAAGTCCTTCTTTAAGCGGCAGGCCGAGAGCGTGCTGCCGAAGCTGAGGGCTAAGTCGGAGAAGTGGTGGAACGAGGAGCGCTGGAACAAAGAGCTCGCGGAGGATCTGTTCGAGGAAGCCTACGGGCTTAGCGCATCTGTCGCGAAGGAAACGGTCCGAAAGCTGTTCGACAACGGCGATTATGATCCGGGGCGGACGGAAGCGTTCATTCGGTCCATGTGCAAGCGCCGCGCGGAGATGATCAACCAGACGACCTACGAGGAGCTGCTTGAAGCGCTTGACGCGGACGATGAGGACAACGAAGCGCTCAAGGCGACGCCTGAGGGCGTGTTCGAGAATGCTGAGGATAATCGGGCAGACAGTGCCGGGCTCGCATTTGCCGGAGCCCTGATCGGCTGGTCTTCCATGGAGGCCTGCAGACAGAACGGGGCACGCGGGCAGAACGTCTTCAAGACGTGGGAAACTACATCCGGAAATCCCAGGGCATCACATGCAGCCATGAACGGAGAGACAGTCCAATACGACGAGCCATTCAGCAACGGCGCAATGTGGCCGGGGGACATTGACAATCTTGATGTCGAAGAAGTGGCGAACTGCCACTGCATTTTGGTCGTAGAAGTGAGGGACTAAGACATGATCAAGACAAAATCTTTTGAAGTGAAGGCCGACCACGGCACTGTCACCGGATACGCGTCCACCTGGACGAGAGAGCCGGACAGCTACGGCGACGTCGTGGCGAAGGGCGCCTTCGCGGAACACATAGCACAGATCAAAGAGGAGGGACGTGTCCTTCCTTTTTTGTTTAACCATGATTCGTTCAACCTGAACTCGTACATCGGGACAGTCGTCGAGCTGGAAGAGGACGATCACGGTCTGAAGTTTACGGCGACATTTGACGACACTCCGGAAGGACAGCGAGCCAGGGAGCTCACCACGGATGGACGGCTGTGCAAGTTCAGCTTCGCATATGACGTGCTCGAAGCCGGTGAGATCACGCTGGAGGACGGACGCAAGGCGAACGAACTCCGGAAGCTGAAGATCCACGAGGTCAGTCTTGTGATGTACCCGGCGAATCCGGACACGTCAGTCGTCTCAGTTAAAGCCGGCAGGCGGAACCGCAAGTCGGACGAAGACATCATTAAGCAGATCATCTCTCTCGCCAATCAGCTGCTGACTGACGAGAGTGACGATATAGAAGAAGAGCCGAGAGACTCGGAAGCCAAGTCGGAGGAACCGGATACGGTCAACGATAAGGAGCAGACAAGGCTGGCGGATCTTCTGAAAGAAGCAGACAACCTACTGATGAAAGGAGGTCAGAAATGACTCTTTTGGAAAGACTCGAAGCGGCTAATGCTGAACTGGCCAACGTCAAGACAGCTGTAGAAGCCGGCGAGAAATCAGCGGACGATCTCCAGAACGCGATCACGGCAGTGAAGAACGTGCAGGCACAGATCGACGCAGCAGATGAAGCTGAGGCGCTCATGAAGGGCCTCGAGACACCCAAGGCTGAGAAAGCCGACAAAGAAGTGGAGGAAACCATTATGCCTAAGACCCTTGGTGAGAATTTTATAGAAGCTATTAAGAATCAGCAGATCGGCAAGAAGTTCGATCTCAACATCCCCGCATTCAAGGCGGCGACAGACACACAGACCAGCCCTGCAGGCGCTGTGGACTTCGCGACCACATTCGACAAGACCGTAGTCGAAGCAGCTCGTGTCCCGCTGGTAGTTCGTGACCTGTTCGGCGCTGAGAATATCTCCGGATCCACACTGGTCTACCTGGTAGAAGGCGCTATGCAGGGCGCTCCTGCAGTGACCGCTGAGGGCGCTGAGAAGCCCCAGATTCATTTTGCAGATCCTACTTCGAAGACTGTGAGCCTCGCAAAGGTCGCTTGCCATATCAAGGAATCCGATGAGTATATTAACGACTATCCGTTCCTTGCATCCGCGATCAACGGCAGACTGCTCTATGAGCTCGGCCTTGTGGAACAGAACAAGCTCGTCACCGACCTGCTCGCTACTTCCGGCATTCAGGCCGGCACATATGCTGCAAATGCTACAGCGTCCGACATCGCAGACGCGATCCTGCAGGCTGCTATGGACGTACAGAACAGCTCCGGCTTCGCGGCTGACGCGATCCTGATCAATCCTGCAGACTGGTATGCACTCCGCATCGCCAAGGACGGCGAGGATCGCTACTATGGCGGCGGATTCTTCGGCGCTCAGAATGTTCCCAACCTCTGGGGCATCAATGTATGCGTATCTCCTGCAGTGGCAGCAGGCACGATCGTGGTCGGCGCTTACAAGACCTGTGCATCTGTCGTACAGAACGGCGGCGTGAGCGTTGAGGCAGTCAACACCAACGAAGACGACTTCGTCAAGAACCTGATGACGATCCGCGCCGAGGAGAGACTCGCTCTCGCGGTCAGACGTCCTGCAGGCTTCAAGAAGCTGACAAAGGCATCCTGAGAATAGTGATCAAAATAGGGGAGGCGCTTCGGCGTCTCCCTGTTTTTGCAGTGAAAGGCGGCGACATGCTGAAGATCTATATTATCAACGGCAAAGAATGGCAGTACGAAGAAGGCGAGCAGCCTAAAGGTGCTGTCGAGAAAAAGCCGGAAGACAAATCAAAGAAAACACCCGCCAACAAAGCCCGCCGCGCGCCTAAAGACAAATGAGGACGCCGTGGGGATATGACGCGGAAGACCTCGGACCGATCGTCTCACTAGAACGGTTCCACGAAATCACGAACTGTGCGTACACGGACAACCCGCGCCTGGATTCAGCGCTCTATGCTGCGTCACAGGCGATCCGCAACTACTGCGGGTGGCACATTTGCCCGTCCGTGAAGTGTACGGCATACCCGGAAGGCGGCGCGATCGTCGCAAAGCTCCCGGCAGGATACGTGAGTGAAATCGTGAAGATCACAGAGGACGGCTCAGAGCTGACTTCGGGTGATTATGAATGGAGACGTGACGGGCTCCTGAAAAGGTCGTTTCCGCGCAAATGGAGCGGGAAATGGGACAGCATTGAGGCTGAATACATGGCGGGGTATGAGGCTGACGCGGTCCCGGATCTCGTAGAGGCTGTGGTGTCGATCACAGTCGGAGTCCTGTCTGTATCGGCAGGAGTCATTTCAGAAAGCGCAGATGGAGTGAGCATCAGCTACTCACAGAGCGCGTCGAGCATCGCTGCGGGCCTTACTGTAGCGCAGAAGGCGGCACTCGAAGCATATAAGGTGGTGAGCAGTCATGGGGCTTAGCTTTTTTAGGGATTCCGTTACAGTTCTTCGCGCTCCACTGAAGAACAAAAACGGGAGCCAGATGCGAGACTGGGATAACGCTACAGAAACAACCATAGATCGAGTGCAGGTGACGGCGCGGTCGACTTCGCGGGACTTCAACGGCCGCCTGGAGAGCATTGATGACGGTCGGACGCTCCGGGCGAACTATGACGCGGACATCCAGACAGGAGACCGCGTGATATACGACGGGAAGATCTACGAGGTGAGCGGCGAGGTATTCCACACAAAATCGCCGACAGGACGCGCCTCAAGCACGAGATGTACATTACAGAGGTGGATGGGTTGATGGGAGCCAGGATAGAGATCGAGCACGTCAGTGCCGGATGGGCTGAAGTGTTCAAGTCGGAAGGAATGCAGGCTGTGGTAGACGCAGCCGGGGAACGGATGGCGGCCGAGGCCGGCGAACATTTCCAGTATACTCCGGCAACTAATAACCAGTTCACGGCAGGCGGATTCGTCTCCGGGGACGCAGAAGGAAACATTGAGGAAGCGACGGATAAGGTCCTCACAAAGGCGGTGCATTCATGAGAGTAAGCGTAGATATTGAGACAGCTTTATATGATCTGCTGACAGCAGACGGGTACAGCGCATCGGCTCATATGATCCCGGCTACTCTCGGGAAGGATCTTCCGCATGTACATGTGGTAAGGACCGGAGGATATACGTCGGACAGAGTCATGGACTTTAACAGCATTGACTTCGACGTATATGCGACTGACCAGGCTTCCGCGATGGAAGCAGCGCAGATGCTGACAGGATGGATCCGGGCTCTCGAGGGCGGGAACATCGTCACACCATGCTATTCTGCTGAGATCTCAACACTTCCGTATCCTAATCCGGATCCCAGACATCCTAACATCGGTCGCGCCACAATCAAGGCGCAGATCACGATCAGAACACAGGAGGTAAACAATGCCTAAAAATACTGATGTGCGCGTCGGCGCACCGGATCAGAAGGTAACTGGTGCTATTAAGCACGCGCCGCTCGGGACTGCGGTTCCGACTCTGACAGATATTACAAAAGCAGCAGTAACGCTCAACAGTGCATTTACTGGCGACGAGTATGTATCCCAGGACGGTCTGACACTGTCTCCTTCCATGAGCACGACAGAGATCAAGGACTGGAGCGGAGCCACTGTCCGTAAGGTCCTCGAGTCCTTCGACGGTACGCTGTCCTGGACGATGATCTCCACGAATGAAGGCGCTCTCAGCATCGCTTTCGGCGCAGGCCACGTCACGGCTGTGGCAGCTTCCACGACACATGGCGCGCAGGTCAGCGCAGCTCTCGGCGCATATCTGCCTGAGGAGCAGGCGTGGGTGTTCCTGATGAAGGACGGCGACGCGCGTATCGTCATCGTGGTTCCGGACGGACAGATCACAGAGGTCGGCGAAGTCACATTCGCATCGAATGCTGCAGTAGGCTGGCAGGTAACACTGTCCTGCTATCCGGACACAGACGGCAACAGCATCTACATCATGACAGATGACGGAGTGGTGACTGCATGAGGACATTCGGCGTAAGCAAGATTGAATATTTTGAATTTCAGATCGAAGGGAACGAGAAGATCTACAGGATCCCGCTCGCCGGGTCGATGACCAACCGCGAGCTGATCGCGTTCAAGAACACGAACGGCGATTATGAGAGCCAGATTGAATGGCTGCGTGGCTTTATGGGCGACGCGGTCGACGACCTGACTCCCGCACAGACCGGGGAGATCCTGCGCGCATGGTCGGAAGACACGCGTGAGCAGGGGGCAACCGTGGGGGAATCCTGAGCCTTGTCCAGATCATAGACGAACACGACCGTGCGTTGGAGTACGATCTCATGACACGGACGGGGCGGACATTGACTGAATACATGCACATGGGGGCGGCCGGGAAGGTCGCCCTCTTATCTTTTATTAACCATTTGCCTCCAGACTCCGCACTCAGAGCAGAGATGGAGCCGCAGGACGAGATCGGCGAGTGGTTCAC